CTTACTATCATACGCAGCTTACCGAGGACGATAAATCTTATCTTCGCTCTCGTGGTATTTCCGACAGCGATTCCGAGCGACTTATGATCGGTCGTGTTACGGACGGCGCTCTGCGTGGCAGACTATTCTTGCCGTATTTCTCCGGTCTGGACGGCTATGTTTCTTACTATGCCACTCGAGCGCTCCCTGGCAGCACGTTCCCGGAGAACAAGTACATGAAGCAGAAACGCGACGAGTTCTGTCGCCACATTCCGTGGGGTATGCAAACTCTGTCCCGATCCAGCGATACCCTTATCATCGCTGAGGGCTATTTCGACGCTGCTTCTTTCGAATGCTCCGGCTATCCGGTTCTCAGCGCGATCACGGGTCGATTCTCTCGCGATCAGCTACCCACGGTCATCGCAGCAGCTCGTAAGTTCCCAAGGGTTTTCATCGTCTACGACAACGATAACGTTACCCACGCTGGCGACTCTTTCGCGTACACTATGTCCAGTATTCTTACGCGAAATCGGATCCCGTTCATCGTCGGTACAGTTCCTACGCCTTACCACGATATCAGCGAGTATTACGCTGCTGGTGGCGATCTCCAGCGTATCATTTCCAGCGCTGAGGACGGCGTTACTTACTTAGCAACGCGAATCCATGATTTCAGCGAACTCGAACGATTCGTTTACAACGTCGCTCGGCACACCAAGCGTACCGCGATGGAGGAGCTGTTCGCTAAGCTGCGCAAGCTCGACCGGTGGAACGATAAAACTCTTGCGAGTCTGTACAAGTCAGCAACTACGGCTCCTCCCGAGAACATCGTCGCTGACGAAATTCTCAGCCAGCACCAGCTCGTGTACATTCCGGCTGTCGGTTTTTACGAGTATTCCGGTGGTGTCTGGACTCGCATCGACGATGGCGTAATCAAATTCTACGCTGACCGAGCCTACGGTGAATTTTCTACCGCGCAACGAGCCAGTGCAATCTGTACGCTCGTTAAAATCCGAGCGCTGCGCACCAATATTCAGTTCGACAAGCAGCCGGTGTGGAACTTCATCAACGGCACTCTGGAGCTGGAAACCGGTGTTTTTCGGGATCACAACCCGAACGACTACTGTTCTATGCAAGTCAAATATCCGTATAATCCCGATGCTTCTTACGATTCCTGGACTCGTTTCATCGACGATGTTACGGCTGGCGATCCTCGTGCTGCGGAACTGCTACAGCTCATACCGGGTTACGTTTTCGAACCGACTTCAAAATACGAGCGTGTTTTCGTGCTTTCCGGTACGGGCGGCAACGGTAAAACACGTTATCTCGAAATTCTGCGACAGCTATTCAGTGGCTCTACCAACTCTGTTTCACATATTACTCCGAGGGGTCTGCTCGACCGATTCCAAGCGATTCAGCTACGCGAGTCAATCGTGAACATTGCCGGTGAAATTCGCTCGGATATCCGCGACACTGAGGAGCGCATTAAGTCTATCGCCTCTGGTGAGCCGTTGTCTGCTTGCTATAAGGGCCAAGATTTCATCACGTTCATTCCTAGAACGAAGCTGATTTTCGCTACCAACTCTCAGCTTGCCTCTGGTGATACTTCGGACGGTCTGACTCGGCGACTTATTCTGGTGGATTTCAAGGTGAGTTTCGTGGACAATCCCGATCCTAACGACCCTTATCAGCGTAAGAGGGACGTGGATATTCTGGATTCGCTGAACCGTGAACTTCATTCCGGTGGTATTTTCAACTGGGCTTACGAGGGCTATAAGCTGCTCCGAGCAGTGGGCTACTTCACTGAAACTGCCGATCAGACGCAGCTTATCCAAGAGTTCAAACGTGCTTCCAACCCCATCTTGGTTTTCTGGGAGGACAACCACGGCGACTTTGGCGATTCTATTACCAATCTCGTACTCTATCGAGAGCGATATTTCCAGTGGTGCAGCGATAATGGTGAGAAACCTCTTACCTCTCAAGCGTTTTTCAGAGAGTTTAAGAAGGTTTCTAGCAAGGTTTACGAGCCATACCGCACCTCGAAAGAGCGCGGATACCGTCGAATCGGTGAGTAAATGACACAACTATTGCCACCGTGACGGCTCGGTGACGTAATTTTTGAGTCATTTGTCATCCCGAAAAATCGTTGCGGCTCTAATATCTTTTATATTATTTATTCTCTTTATGACAATAATGACAATAAAAGAGATATAAATACTATAGTAAAAAAAATAAGTATAAAATATATATAAGAGTTGAGGGGGGTAACTTGTCACACTGTCGTCACTCCCACAACTCTGAGGAGGATTACGACTATGAACGACGAAACGACTGTTAAGCGCGGACGAGGTAGACCGCGTAAGACGGAGAGGGATGCTGAGAAAATCGGTGCATCGTCTTTCGGGAATGAGTTCGTTTCCCCTGGCGACAACTCTCGCTATCTGGCTCATGCTATGACTATCATGGAGCAGCCGCCTATCGATATTTCCAATCCCAAGGAAGTGGAGGCTCGGATCCAGTGGTACTTCGGTCATTGCGTGAACAATGATATGAAGCCGACTGTGAACGGTATGTGCAACTCTCTGGGTATCCATCGTGATACGCTGCATACCTGGAGAACTGGTGAGCATCGCAAGGGTACGCACCAGGCGATTGTTCTGAAAGCGTATCGACTGCTGGAGGAGCTGTGGGAGGACTATATGTTGAATGGTAAGGTCAATCCCGTTTCTGGCATCTTTATTGCCAAGAATATGTTCACTGGTTACTCCGATAAGCAGGAGTTCGTGCTGACTCCGAATCAGGGTGGCGTTCCGGAGGCTATCGATGTAGCGACTATCGAGGCCAAATACGCGGAGCTGCCCGACTCTGAGGACTGAATCGACTATAACGACTTTATGGGCCGTTAAAAATCGCAAAATTTTATCGACTATAGCGACTATAAGGGCTATATGGGGATTTTCCGAATCTTGGAATCAACCGACGCCCGAAAAAAAGGTACGATTTTTAACAAAAAATTTGTGATTTTTAGTTTTCCCAGATTCTTCCAGCGCCCAGATCCACCGGAAAAGTCCTGTCCGGGCCAGAAAAATTACTATAGGAATATTCTGACGGCCTCCACACGGCCCAGAATCGGCGAAAATGGGCGCGGTAATGTGTTTATATTCCCAGACCGAAAAACAGCGCTATGGGGCGCGTATGACGTTATAGCGTGATTGTATGAAAAAACGGCCCACACTGGGCCGTTTTTGTTGTTCCTGGAGGCGCTGCGCGGCGGCTTGGGCCGCGTTCTGGATCTGAGGTGGATATACGCGCGGCTGCATAGAAAAGGCCCCTGGAGGATCCTCCAGGGGCGCGTATTAACATATTACGATCAATAGCAGCATGGCAACGAACGTTGCAACAATTCCAGCGGCTTGGGCTGCTGTCTGGGCTGGCGTGTAAAAATAGATTTTCTTACAAGGATTCATGTTTTTACCTCCATTAAAATGGTACTTTGTCGAATAGATAAATACCGGAATACTTAAAGGTTTTATTCCACGCGTCCACGGTTGCGACAGCGTCTTTTCTTGTGGGCATGATATTTGCCGCACAAATGCCGGGTATACGGCTTAAATCGTACCACAAATTATGATTGCTATGAATTTTCAGCATTTGGGCATACATTTTGCCGTTTCTTTCTACCTGGATTGCAATGTAAAAATATTTCATTTTGTTTCCCTCCATTATAAAAGGCCCCGAATCGCGCCGGGGCCTAATTTTATTTCATATACATTTTCATTAACCGAAAAACGATTGCAAGCGGCGTATAGAGAATTAAAACGATAATAGCAAGGATCATACCATTTCCCCACTTTCATAAAATTCAAATCCGTTGTCGCTACATACCTCCGCGAAATATTCGAAACTATTCAGATATTCCAATGCAGCTTGCCAAGCATAGAAAAATTTATTCAAGCAATCGTCGATTAGTTCGCCATAGTCGTTATAAAACGCTTTATAATGGAGGCAATCAACAACGGGCTGCAAAATATCATAATCGGCATAGAATCCAGTTAAAGGACAGTTGTCCATGGATTTTGTTACCTTGCTATAGCGGTATTTATAGGTGTACTTGCCGTCGATATAGCGCCCTGGCGTGGAATAATAGCGGCCTTTCATGATATCGTCCGCGTAATTGTTCCAGATATACCGGGCCAGCCTCAGCGCGTCGCCCTCCGGGGCCTCCGTTGCGCGTCCAGCGGTAACATATGCAAAATCAAATCTACAATCGGAAACGTCATACCGATATACTTTGATATCGAAAATCTTTTCGAATGCCTCCAGCGTTGCGACAAAGTCGCTAGAATCATGGTATTGAACGGCGTTTAATTCCCACGCGCGGCGCTGGGCCTTTTCGGACAGTTCCGAAAATTCATAGATTTTAACCGTTATTTCTCTCATTTTGTTTTCCTCCATATAATTTCGAATTGTGGTTTACCGTATTTGTCGCGCCCGGTGTAGCGGCCTATTATAAGCAATTCCAATATTCCTCAGCCCATTCATCCAGGGCGGCGACAGCTTCGCGGCCCAAAGGATAGTCGGCGCGGTCACTCCACCAGTACAATTCAACGCGGCACGACGCGGTATCAAGATAGATATTCGGGCCGCCGCACGCAACCATGATTTGAACGCTGCGATAGTCGCGGCTATGATTGCAACGGTATTCGATATCTAAACAATCGCTCAGATAATCATACAAAGAAAGTTGTTCATAGTCGCTCAGATCTGCGACGTTTTCACATTCTGGACAACGATAAATTTCGCAATCTTCCGGGCAAGTAAATTCATGCCCACATTCCGGACAGCGGTACACCGCGCCCACCGCGTATTCATCAACAGTTTTTGCGATCGATTCGCAATGGCGATTGTTTTCGTGCTGCTGGTATTTCTTGCCCATTCTACGAGCCACATAGCAGCCGCCCCAATTCTCAGACCATTTTACATAGTCGTTTTCGCGGGCGATTCGTTCGACGGTTGCCAGGGGTACGCCGCAAATCATTTTGTGCTGATCGTCGTACAGTGTGGGGCGATCTGTATCCGTCCATACAATATAGCCGCCTTGGAAAAGCGCCTTTTTCAGTTGTTCATATTTCATTTGTATTTCCTCCATTTGTTTATTTATTATTTGTACACTAAATATAACTGTTTATTTAGGGTATGTCAATAGTAAATAAACACTTTTGTTTTCTTTTTCTATTTCAAACAAACACAATAAGCACTATTTGTGCAATTTGCATAGGGTATACCCCAAATAAACAATACGCGCCCCCGGTCTGGAATTGCAGCGCGTTCTGCTCTGCCCAGGTTGCCCCGGATCTGTTTCTGCTTTGTGCGGCGCGGATCCGCGATTGTTTCACATGGTCACTTGACCACATGAAAAGGTTATACCCACGGGGGAATAGGCCCCCGGCCCAGGCCGCCGGGGTGATGGGCTTCGGCAGAGAAAAATACAAAAAGGAAAAATATTTTAGCAAACAAACAAAAGTGTCTTGACAAAACAAACAAAATCGTTTATAGTATGATTACAAACAAAAACCGAGGAGGAATAACAATGAACGGAATTAAAATCGGCATTGGTCGAGTATCTACTAAGGAGCAGAACCCTCAGCGTCAGATCGATGCTTTTCATAAGGAAGGTATTGAGGATCGCTACATCTTCATTGATGCTTGTACTGGCAACGGCGGTCACATGGACGAGCGTAAGGAATATCTGAGAGCTAAGGCTCTTGTTCGTAAGGGCGACGAGGTTTATCTGGATGCTCTGGATCGCCTGGGTCGTAATGCTCGGGAAATCGAGCTGGAGTGGAGATACTTCACTGAGGAGATCGGCTGCGATGTGATCGTGCTGAGTATGCCTATCCTGGATACTCGCGGTCGTACTGAGGATGATCCCACCGGCGAAATGATCGCCAAGGTTGCTCTGACGATTTTCGCTTGGATGGCTGAGCAGGAAACTAAGGAGCGCAAGCGCCGCCAGATGGATGGCATCGAAGCTGCGAAGCGTGAGGGCAAGTATGCTGGTCGCAAGCCGGTCACCGTGGATAAGTATCGGTTCGCTGAGTTGCTTGCTGAGGTTCGCCGTGGTGAGCGCACTCATACTTACGCGATGAGTCAGCTCGGTTTGAAACGGAACACCTACTATAATCTGATTAAGGAGTTCGACACTAAGACTGGTCGATTCGAGGAATAAAAGCTGCCGAGCATAAACGGAGAAAGGGAAAATGATGGGAGTAGTAATAATCGCCGTAATCGCTGTAATAGCGTATACACCGATCGCTGTAGCGTTGCGGCTGGCTGGTATTAAACCGAGCAAGAGGAGGCGTGGAAGATGGTAGAGCTGGACGAGCTGATATCTGCTCTGGAACACTGCCAAGATAAGGATCGTGGTTGTGAAGGTTGTCCGTATTTCAAGTATGATGGCTGTGAGAGCCGTCTGCATCGGGATAATGTGAAGATGCTACGGTGTCTGAAAGCCGAACGAGATTTCGCCGCGGATCTAGCTCTGGCTTACGGGGAGTACGTCGAGGCGACGTTGAAGCAGGAGGAATCTAAATGAGCTACGATATCACGTTCTGCCCCAACGAGAAGTGTAACAAGCTGGATTGTGAGAGGCACTATAGTCATCATCCAATCGGTGTCCCATTCAGCGTTTTCGCGGAATCCCAGAAGAAAGGCGATGAATGTAAGATGTACTGGCCCGGATGGTCGAAGCCAGATGGTCGAAAAGTGAAGAAATAAGAGAATCCCCCGGATGATCCGGGGGATTTGTTTATTATGTGCATAATTCACAAGAATCGAGTTTTTTTTTGTCTAA